AAAACCTGTCCCATGAAGAAAAGGCATGGGTTTGCGGTGACGCAAGGGTTTTCGGCAACGCAGAGGTTTTCGGCAACGCAGAGGTTTTCGGCAACGCAGAGGTTTGCGGTGACGCATGGGTTTTCGGCAACGCAAGGGTTTTCGGCAACGCAGAGGTTTTCGGCAACGCAGAGGTTTGCGGTGACGCAAGGGTTTGCGGTGACGCAAGGGTTTGCGGTGACGCATGGGTTTGCGGTGACGCAAGGGTTTGCGGTGACGCAAGGGTTTTCGGCAACGCAGAGGTTTGCGGTGACGCAAGGGTTTGCGGTGACGCAAGGGTTTTCGGCAACGCAGAGGTTTGCGGTGACGCAAGGGTTTGCGGTGACGCATGGGTTTGCGGTGACGCAAGGGTTTTCGGCAACGCAGAGGTTTTCGGCAACGCAGAGGTTTGCGGTGACGCAAGGGTTTTCGGCAACGCAAGGGTTTGCGGTGACGCCTTTCTTTCCCGTCCTGAACATCTGCTGACGGTTGGCCCCGCTGGAAGTCGGAACGCCTTCACCACGTTCTTCAGGAACAAGGCGGGTGAAATCAAGGTTTGCTGTGGGTGTTTCCTCGGAACCGTTGCCCAATTTCGGAATAAGGTCAAAACCACCCACGGCGAAGGGAAACACGCAAAGGTTTATCTTGCGGCGGCAGCACTGGCCGAAATGCAGATTGATGTTTCCCCGGTTCCTGATTCCGTGGAAGGTGATGAACCGTGAACCTGCTGGATAATGCCCCGCGCCTGACTTCCCCCGACCAACTGAACACGGAAGGTTGTATTTCGTTGGTGGAAGCCATTGTTCACGATGCTACAGAAGAATATATCTGTGCAAGGCGCAATTACAAAAAAACCCGTATGATAAGAAATCCATTCTGCATTACAACCAAATGCGGCGCTGGTTTCTGTCGGAATACTTTCACAGGCTGACCAACCTTGACGGGAAGGCCATTCTGGAAAGGCTTGACGCTGAATGAAAGGGGGAACAATGTGAATGCAGCTATATCCCCATCAATCCGAAGCCCTTAAAAAGTCCAAGGAGCTGAACCGGGTTGCTTATTATTGGGATATGGGCTTGGGGAAAACCTTTGTGGGCGCTGAAAAGTTGATTCAGCTTCGGGCAGATACAAACCTTGTGGTTTGTCAGAAATCAAAAATTCAGGATTGGGTTGAACATTTTCAAACTCATTATCCGAACGCCCTTGTTTTCAATCTGACCAAACCTGACGGGTTCCATGATTTCAAGCTGAACTATGTCGCTTGGCACGGCTATCACGGAGCAAGCCCCTCAATCGGAATCATCAACTATGATCTTCTGTTTCGGCGAGATGATCTGTTGAACCTGAACGGCTTCACCCTTCTGTTGGATGAATCCAGCCTGATTCAAAACGAAAAGGCCAAGCGGTCAAAGTTTGTGCTGAAGATGAACCCGGCAAATGTGATCTTGCTTTCAGGAACCCCGGTTTCCGGGAAATATGAAAATTTGTGGTCACAGATTCATCTTCTGGGCTGGCCCATTTCCAATGACCTGTATAACCGTCAGTATGTGAATTGGGAAACCATGATTATTGACGGCTTCCCCATTCGGCAGGTGAACCGGGAAAACCCTTACAGGAATGTTGACCGCCTGAAGTCCAAACTTCGGGAACACGGGGCCTTTTTCCTGAAAACGGAAGAATGTTTTGACCTGCCTGAACAGAATTTCATAACCGTCAATGTACCCACAATTCCCCAATACAGGAAATTCAGGAAACACAAGGTGGTTGTTCTTCCCGGTGGGGTTGAATTGATCGGAGATACCACCTTGACCGAATTCCTGTATTCCCGGCAACTGTGCGGGCAATACAACCCCCACAAACTTCAGGCGTTTTCTGATCTGCTGTCCAGCACGAACGAACGCCTGATTGTTTTCTACAACTACAATGCCGAACTGACCGAACTGACCCGAATCGTTCACGAAGCTGACCGCCCCCTGTCCGTGGTGAATGGCCGGGTGAAAGACCTGACCGCCTACGAAGAACGGCCCGATTCCGTCACCCTTATTCAGTATCAGGCCGGGGCAATGGGTCTGAATCTTCAAAAGGCGAACAGGATTGTCTATTTCACCTTGACCGACAAATCCGAACTGTTTGAACAGTCGAAGAAGCGGATTCACCGAATCGGGCAGAATCGCCCCTGTTTCTATTATCTGTTGATCTGCAAGGGCAGTATTGAAGAAGGGCTTTTGAAAACCCTTGAACAGCGGCGGGATTTCACCGATGAACTTTTCAAAGAATGGAGGAATAAAGCGTGATCGTATGCAAAGATGCCTGTCCGATTCACAACGAACAGATTTGTTGTTTCCTGTGCGGTGATCGGGACACCTGCCCGGAAGCCTGTTGTGAGGAACATCCCGATACCTGCCCCGAACGGGTGGAAAGGGGCGGGGCGCTGACCCCGGTTGAACAGAAGGCCCTTCCCATCATGCAGACCATCAAGAATCTTGTGGTTCAGAAGAAGGCCCTTGAAGAGCGTGAAAAGGCCATGAAGGAAAAGCTGAAGGCCGCTATGGAGGAATACGGCGTCAAGTCGTTTGACAATGACCTGCTGAAAGTCACCTATATTGCGGCGACCACTCAAACCAAGGTGGACACGGCGATGGTTAAGAAGAAATATCCTCAAATCGCCAAAGAGTGCAGCAAGGTTTCCAACGTTTCAGCTTACATCAAGGTGGAGGCCAAAGACTGATGGCTGAAGAAAAATGCTTTGAAAACCGCCTGAAACGGTGGTTAGAATCCTTGGGGGTCTATCCCCTCGGAACGCCACGGAACAGGATGCCCGTTCCCCCTGTCGGCTACTATGAAAAGCGTTGGGGTGGCGGTTATTCCAAATCGGGCCTTCCCGATATGCACATGGTAGTCAACGGGATTTCTCTTGACGTGGAACTGAAGTCCAGCGTGGGCAAGCCTTCCGAACTTCAGAAACACAATATCATGCAGATTAACACAGCGGGTTCCCTTGCGGTGCTGCTTTATCCCGCTGGGTTCGATGATTTCAAGGCGATAGTGAAGGGGGTGATTCAGTGCAATTCAGTCATTCCCGCCTTGAATGCTTTGAAAGCTGTCCATTCAAATACCGCTTGCGATATATTGACGGATGGCGAACCTTGCCGTCAGATGACCCAACCGACCCCTTGATTCTGGGCAGCGCCATGCACAAGGGCATTGAGCAGGGGGTGGAAGCGGGGGTCAATGAATATCTGATGGCCTATCCCGTGATTACGGATGCCCATATAAACGAACAAATCAAACTTGAATGGTGGATTCCCCGTGTTCGGGCAGCGGTTCCGAGGGGTGAAAACGAATTGATGGTGGCCGATTCTGATTTCATCGGCTTCATTGATCTGATCGCCCCGGTAATCGGCTTCCATGAATCCGAGGTTCCCGGTGTGTATGACCTGTATGATTACAAATACACGTCCAACGGAGGTTCCCGGTATGCCGAATCCGAACAGCTTCACCTTTACAAGTATTGGTTTGAAAAGCTGAACCCCGGAAAGAAAATCCGAAACCTGACCTATGTCATAATCCCGAAGGTGACGGTCAAGCAGGGCAAGACCGAATCCCTTCAGGACTACAGGCGCAGAATTGAAAGTGAACTTTCAAAAAAGGAACTGAAATTTCTGACTGTGGATTATGACCCCGGCAAGGTCATTGATTTTCTTTCGGGGGTGAAGCGGGTGTTGGAAGCCAAGGATTACGAAAAGAATCCCGGTATCCTGTGCAAATACTGTGAATACAACGACTATTGTCAGAAAGGAATTGATTACATGATTAACCTTCCGAGTGTTTCCCGGCGTGATCTGAATGCCGTGACCAAGCGCGTGATTTGGCTGTACGGTGCGCCCTTCAGCGGCAAAACGTGGTTTGCCAATCAGTTTCCCAACCCCCTGATGCTGAACACGGATGGCAACATCAAGTTTGTGGACGCCCCCTACATTCCCATCAAGGATAAGGTGGAAATCAACGGGCGCCTGACCAACCGAACCTTCGCGTGGGCAATTTTCAAGGATGTGATTGCCGAACTGGAAAAGGGTCAGAACGAATTCAAGACCATCATTGTTGATCTGACCGAAGATGTATATGAGGCTTGCCGCCTGTATATGTACAATCAGCTTGGCATTACCCATGAATCCGATGATTCTTACCGGGCATGGGACAAGGTGCGAACCGAATTCCTTTCCGTGATTCGGCGGCTGACCAATCTGGATTATGAAAATATCATCCTGATTTCCCATGAGGACACTTCCCGCGACCTGACCCGCAAGACCGGGGATAAGGTGACGGCAATCAAGCCCAATATTCAGGAGCGGATTGCAAACAAGCTGGCGGGCATGGTGGATATTGTGGCGCGGGTGATCGCTAACGATGACAACCGAACCCTTTCCTTCAAGTCCACTGAAAACGTGTTTGGTGGCGGGCGGCTGACCATTAAGGAACGTGAAATTCCGCTGGAATACGATGCCTTTGTGGAGGTCTACAACGAAGCTAACGCCAACGCGAAGAAGGCCCTGTCTGGCCGTCAGAATGCGGCAGAAAAGCCCGCCCCCAAGCCTAAAAATGCCGAAGTTGCCGATGTGGACAAGGGCACAGGTGCGATTGTGGGCGCAACCCCCGAAGAGCAGAAAGCCGAAGAAGCCCTTGCCGATGCGGTCAAGGCCGAAGAAAAGGCCGCTGCTGACGCGAAGGAAATGGCGGGCGGTGGAACCCCTGTTGACCCCAACACGGGGGAAGCGAACCCCCCGGCTGAGGAAAAGCCCCGTGTTCGGCGGCGCAAGACCCGCCAAGCGGAATAACCCCCGATTACCGGGGCGGCGTTGAACCGCCCCGTTTACATTGAACAATTTCAACACATTGAAAGAGAGGTATTTTTATTATGGCGAACAATGAGAAGAACATCTGGGAACAGTTTGACAACGCGATTGACACCAAGGCCCTTGCGGAAGATGTGAAGAATTCCGCTGATTCCCCGGTTTATCGGGAGGTTCCCGTGGGCAAGTATGAGGTTTCCGTGGACAAGCTAGAACTGATCGCTTCCAAGTCCGGGAAGCCGATGGTTACGGCGTGGTTCAAGATTCTTACCGGGGATTACAAGGGTTCCCGAATCTTCATGAATCAGGTGGTGGAACAGGCGTTTCAGGTGCATATGTGCAATGAATTCCTGCGTTCGCTGGATTCGGGCGTGGAAGTGGAGTTTGTCACCTATCGTCAGTATGGTGAATTGCTGATGAACATTGCCGAAGCCATTGACAAGCGGCTGGAATACGCCCTGAACTACGGGCAGAATAACAAGGGCTATAACACCTTTGAAATCGAAGAGGTGTTTGAGGTCGAATAACCGACCTTTGCCGGGGGCGGGTGGGATTCCCGCCCCTTATTCTGTACGAAAGGACGGTGAACCCGGTTGCTTTTCTATGATTTTGAAGTTTTCGCCTTTGATTGGCTGGTGGTGGTCATGGACATGACCCGCAAACAGGAACACGTCATTATCAATGACCCCGACGCTCTGAAGGCCCTGTATGATGAAAATGTCCGTGATATATGGGTGGGCTTCAATTCCCGCCATTATGACCAATATATCCTGAAGGGAATCCTGTGCGGGTTCGACCCCAAGAAAATCAATGATTACATCATCGTGCGCGGGAATCCCGGCTGGAAGTATAGTACAATGTTCAGAACCGTTCCCCTGAACAACTATGATGTGATGAATAACACGGATCGGGGCCTGAAAACCTTTGAGGGATTCATGGGGAATGACATTCGGGAAACATCTGTTCCTTTCAATATTCCCCGCAAGCTGACCGAACAGGAAATTCAGGAAACCGTCAAATATTGCCGTCACGATGTTCAGCAGACCATTGAAGTGTTCCTTCGGCGCAAGGAAGATTTTGAAGCCCATATGGGCCTTGTCAAGCTGGCCTGTGGAAACGGCCCGGTAGATTTGTCACTGATCGGCAAGACCAAGCCCCAACTTTCCGCAATCATCCTTGGGGCGCGGCAGCAACCCCACAACGACGAATTTGACATTGATTTCCCGCCTACCATGCGCATTGAGAAATACAGGGAAGTTGTGGAATGGTACAGCAACCCCGCCAATCGGCGCTATTACGATGACCACGGGAACAAAATGCAGCTTGAAACGATGATCGCGGGGGTTCCCCATCAATTCGGGTGGGGCGGCGTTCATGGGGCGCTTGAAAAGTATTCGGGCGAAGGCTATTTTCTGAACATGGATGTGGCGTCCCTTTATCCGTCCCTGATGATTCGTTACAACCTGCATTCCCGCAACATCCCCGACCCGGCGAAGTTCACGGAAATCTATCACACCCGCCTGAAATACAAGGCCGAAAAGAACCCCCTTCAGCTTCCCTTGAAGCTGGTTCTCAATTCCACCTATGGCGTGATGAAAGACCCGAACAACGCCCTGTTTGACCCCCTTCAAGCCAATCGGGTTTGCGTCTATGGTCAATTACTGTTGGTTGATCTGATGGAGCGCCTTGAACCCTATTGTCAAATTATCCAGTCGAACACCGATGGCGTATTGGTCAAGTTGCCCGATGGTTCCGATGAAGCCTATGAACGCATTGACGATATTTGCTATGAGTGGGAAGAGCGAACCGGGCTGAAGCTGGAATTTGACGAATATCGGAAGGTGTATCAGAAGGACGTGAACAATTATATTGTGGTTCCTCACGGTGATCTGTATGACCCCAAGGGGAAACCCCGCTGGAAGTCCAAAGGGGCCTATGTGAAAAAGCTGAACCCGCTGGATTATGATTTACCCATCCTGAATACGGCCCTGGTCAATTACATGGTCAAGGGAATCCCCGTGGAAACAACCATTCTGGGCTGTGATGACCTGAAGGAATTTCAACTTGTTTCAAAGATTTCAAGCAAGTATTCCGGGATTCTGTATGGGGCGCGGTATCACAAGGAACCTGACGGCAGCGGGGGCGTGAAGATCGTCTTTGACAATCCCGGAAAGCGCATTAAGGAAAAGTGCATTCGGATTTTCGCTTCCTCCGACCCGAAGGCCGGGGGCGTGACAAAAATCAGCATTCGCACAGGCAAGCCCGAAAAGATTTCCAATTCCCCGGAACGCTGTTTTATCTGGAACCAAGATGTAAACGGGGTCAAATGTCCCGAAACCCTGAATAAGCGTTGGTATATCGACATGGCGAACAAGCGCCTGAAGGATTTCGGGGTGATCTGACTTGGATGACAAAAAAAAGCCTGAACTGTTCGTGAAATGGAAGCGGGTTTGTTCGGTCTGTGGGAAGGCGTTTTATCTGCATGGGGCGTCACAGTGGAAGTATAAGCGGGGCAGGAACTATTATTGTTCCCATTCCTGCTATGTGAAAGGGGGTAAAGAATGAAAGATGGCTGACTATCAGTTTTTTCGGGGGTATGTTCCCACGAAAAACAAACATTGCCTTGAAAAGTACAAGGATAGGACGGATTTGAAGGGCCTTGACGATGTTTCCGACCTTCCCGAATATGCCGGGATTCTCGCAACCAACACCATCTTGGTTGATCTGGATGACGCTGAACAGGCTGAAATCCTGATGAAAATTGTTGAAGCCCTGCAACTGAATTGCCGGGTCTATCAAACAACACGGGGTAAACATTTCCTGTTTCGGAACACCAAGGTTTCCAAATGTTCCACCCATTCCACCCTTGCAATCGGCCTGACGGCTGATATTAAGGTCGGGTTCTCCAATTCCTATGAGGTTTTGAAGTTCAACGGAAAAGAACGGTTCATTGAATGGGATGTGGAGGACGGGCAGGAATATCAGGAAATCCCCAAATGGCTGTTTCCTGTCAAGGCAAGCGCGGAATTCCTGAAGATGAAGGCCGGGGACGGGCGCAATCAATCCCTGTACAACTATATTCTGACCCTTCAGGCCAACGATTTCAGCGTGGAGGAATGCCGGGAATGTATCAGGCTGATTAACGCTCACGTTCTTTCCGACCCCCTTTCAGACGATGAAATAGAAACCATCCTTCGGGATGACGCTTTCAAAAAGCCCGTGTTTTTCAAGGGTCAAACCTTTCTGTTTGATCGGTTCGCGGTGTATTTGAAAAATAACTTTCACGTTTGCCGGGTAAACAATCAGCTTCACATTTTCAATGATGGCATATACCGCCCCGGCTATGCTGGCATTGAATCGGCCATGATTCAGGCCATTCCCGACCTGAAGGCGGTTCACAGAAACGAAGTATTGAAATACCTTGAAATCCTGATTCGGGAGAATACGCCCCCGGCCCCGTCTGAATGGATTGCCTTCAGGAACGGCGTTTTGAACGTGCTGACGGGGGCGTTTGTGTCACCATCCCCGGATTTGGTCGTTACCAATCGCATTCCGTGGGATTACAACCCCGAAGCCTATGATGATCTGACCGATAAGACGCTGGACAAGATCGCCTGTAACGATTCGGCTATTCGGGCGCTGCTGGAAGAAGCGGCTGGCTATTGCCTGTTCAAGCGCAACGAACTTGGAAAAGCCTTCATCCTGACCGGGACGGGCAGCAACGGCAAATCCACGTTTCTGAATATGCTGAAGAATATGCTGGGCCACGGCAACGTTTCATCCCTTGACCTGAAGAAACTGTCAGACCGATTTTCAACCGTCATGTTATATGGCAAGCTGGCGAACATCGGTGATGATATTTCAGACGAATTCTTGGTGGACACGTCCATTTTTAAGAAGATCGTCACGGGTGAATCTATCGACGCAGAACAGAAGGGATTACCCAAATTTGAGTTTGAACCCTTTGTGAAGCTGTTCTTCAGCGCCAACAACATTCCCCGCATGGGCAAGGGGCGCGATTGGGAAGCCATAAAGCGCAGACTGATAATCATTCCCTTTGGAGCGAAATTCTCCAAGTCTGACCCGGATTTTGTGCCCTTCATCGGTGACAAGCTGAAAACGCAGGATTCCACGGAATACCTGATTCGGCTGGGCGTGACAGGGCTGAAGCGGGTTCTGGATGCGCGGGCCTTCACCAATTCCGAAAAGGTTCAGAAGGAACTTGACGAATATGAGGAATCCAATAATCCGCTGTTGGCCTTCAACCGGGAATGTATGGAAGACGGATATTCGGTGGAGAATGAACCCACTTCACAGGTTTACACCCATTATCAGGAATTTTGTATTCAAAACAACCTGAAGCCCATGTCCAAGATTGAATTTTCCAAGGCGCTGTGCAAGCTGCTTGATCTGGAAACCGCCCCGAAGCGGATTCCGGGCAAGGGAAACAAGATCGTCAGAGTTTTTCAAAGGAGGTAATTACAAATGATCTTTGGAGATGTCGCCATTCGGGAAATCATTGCCGAAGGCTATGTGACCGGGTTCCATGAATCCATGATTAACCCGGCGTCCCTGAACATTCGTCTGGGCAACACGTTCCTGAAGCCTTGCGCGGGTCAAACCGTCATGCTTGGGGATGAAGTCAAGTATGATCGTTTCAAGGTTGGCCCCAATGAAATTGACCCCTTCTTCGTCATTCGCCCCGGTGAATTCGTTCTCGGAACCACAATGGAACGGCTGAACCTGCCTGATCGGATTTCGGCCTTTGTTCAGGGGCGTTCTTCCATCGGGCGAATCGGCCTGACCATTCAGAATGCCGGCTTCGTTGACCCCGGCTTCGACGGGCACATTACCCTTGAACTGATTAACGACGCCCCGTTTCCCATCTACCTGACCCCCGGTTATCCCGTTGGACAGGTGGTTTTCATGGACACAAGCGAAGTCCAGCGCCCCTATAACGGCAAGTATCAGGGGCAGGTTGAAGCCACGGGTTCCATGATGGAGAAAGACCGCCTGAAATATCGTCTGTTGTCCATATAACACCCAAGCGCGGGGGTTTGATCGAAAGTCGATAAATCCCCCGCCTGAATTTGTATGGCCTGTAACGGCCTGAATGGAGGTTATACACATGATTACGATTGAAAACCCCGTTGTTTCCGGGTGGGAAGCGGCAATTCGGGGAATGCGGAACCCGCTGAACAGCTGGGCAAAGTCCGATTCCCTTTTTTCCTGCAACGGCGATTCCTGCCCCATCCCCGGCCACGAAATCGGTGACGCTGACCTTGATCTGATGAAGCGCCTTGTTCGTTCAGGTTCCGACCATCGGAAGTTCATGCGCATGGTGGTTATCACGATGGATATAACCGCCCCGTTCTACTGGTGGAAGGAATATGACACCTATAAAGTGGGAACCGTTGCCAATTCCTGTTCCACCATGCACAAGCTGACTGAAAAGCCCTTTTCACGGGCAGATTTCAGCCATGACCATTTTGAGGGGGAACCGGGAAGCTATGCGTGGCTGGACAACACCATTGAACTGTTGAACTACTGGCGCGACGTGTTCAACGCAAGCAAAGGGAAGGACAAGACCGCTTGGTATCGTATGATTCAGATGTTGCCCACGTCCTACAATCAGCGGCGAACCGTCATGCTGAACTATGAGGTGGCCCGAAGCATCTACCATGCCCGCCATGCGCACAAGCTGGAAGAATGGTGGGGCCTGTGTGACGCCCTTGAAAAGTTGCCCTGTTCCGAGTTGATAACCATGAAGGGCGGGGTTTGAAATGTTCAACGAAGCCCTGTATTATCAGTTCCTTGACAGCATTCCCTATGAGAAAAAGCGCAAGGATGTCAACGGCGTGGGCTTTATGGCGTTGAACAAATTGCCCTTCAAGGGAAATTCCCTTGCCGTCAAATACATCATGGACAATCACCCGAATGTAACCCCCAAGGATAAGCCCATCATTCAGGATAAGGTGAAATGCCGGGGTTATGCCCGTGTGCTGTTGCCCGAAGCCGAATACATGGAATCCAGCCTTGATTCCAAGCTGAAAGCGGCCCAAGCCCATCTTTCGGAACTGAGGGAACGGTGGGACGCCATGAACCCAAAGGATTTGCTGGAATCCGTTCACAAGGAACTTCTGGAAGAAGAGATTCAGAAACAGATTGGGGTTTGTCTGGGGCTTTCTTCGGCGTGGAAGCTGCTGCATGATCGGCGCTATGAACTGTGGGAATGTACCCTAATCCGAGGGGGTGAAGAAAATGAAACGCTGGGCGGCAGCGTGGGAAATAGCGCGGGAATTGGATGTGGCGACGGCAGCGGTTCAGAAGGTCATTCGTGAAAACGGGATTCAGGGTCACGGGGATTACAACAACCGGGTTTATGAAGTCCCGGTTGTTTTTCGTGCTGTCGCCATGTCCCACGAAGGCAAGCGGAAGAAGCTGCTGAAAAAGGCCCATGACGAACACATTGTTGCTATGAAACTTGCTGAAATGGCAATCAACATTGAATTGGAGGATGAAACAACATGAATGAGGTTCAGAGGTTGAACGAATTTATGAAGATCGCCCCGGCGTTCATCACCATCAATCAGGAGATGATTAATTGGCTGACGGACAACGGCTTCTTCAATGCCCCGGCTTCCACGAAACATCATGGAGCCTATGCCGGGGGCCTGTATGACCATTCCAAGGCCGTCTATTTCGCGTTGACCGAACTGACCGACGGCCTGAACCTGAAGTGGCAGCGGCCCGAATCCCCGTTCATCATCGGCTTTTTCCATGATCTGTGCAAGATCGACCAATATTCCGAAGTCGTGGATGACCCCGGCAAGGTCATGTTCGGGGAATCCAGCCCCCAAGGGCAGCGGGTTCATTATGAATGGGTGGACACCATCATCAAGGGTCACGGGGAAAAATCGGTGATGTACCTGGCCCCTCTGATGCGCATGACCGAAGAGGAAATGTACTGTATTCGATTCCACATGGGCGCGTTCAAAACCGATGAAATGGATTCTTATTCCAAGGCGGTTCAGAAGTTCCCGAACGTGCTGTATGCTCATACCGCTGACATGATGGCTTCACAGGTCAAGGGGGTGTAACCCCCTTGATTTCTGTGTGGTGGTTATTCTTGATCGTCCCGGCGTCAATCCTCGTCGGGTTTTTCGTTTCTGCGTTGCTGCAAGCCAATGACAACGATTGGAGGAAACACAGATGAAACCGATTGAAACCCCGAACACCAATACCGTGTTTGTGGCCCCCGGCTGTGGTGATCTGCCCGCGACCAAGTGCCATGACCCCGAAACTGGAATGAGTTATGTTGAAACCTGCTGGGAACTGACCCCGGCAGAAGTCAAACGCATTTCCGAAACGGGCCTGGTCTTTGTCACGGTCATGGGCAACGGAATCCAGCCCCTTGCCCTGCATACCGAATCATTGGTAAAGGATGGTGGAAACGATGAATAAGCCCCTGACGAAAGCCGAACTGAAGGCGCTGGATTTCGGTCACGGCTGGCTGAAAAACTGGTCAGTCCTTGAAGCCGATGACGGCAGCGAACAGGATTACATTCATGTTCAGCGCGTGGGCTGGGCAGATGGAATGTTTGCCATGAGTGACAGTTACGCCACACTGGAAAACATTTTGAAGAATTACAACAGGCGCGGCGGTGTTCGCGTTTGGCTGGGTGGAATCCCGCCCACGGAGGAACAGAGAAAGGCGGCGACGTGGGATGCCTGATTCTGAAAAAGTGAAGCGGGGCGTCAAATGTCATGCGGTTTTGCATTCCTGCGTTGGTTGCCCGTATGATGTAAATTTTCCAAGCTGCATAGACAATCTTTTTCAAGATGTCTTTGAACTTTTTGAACTGGATGAACGTTTGGAGGATGATCTGAAGTGAGTACAGTTTTAATCCTGAAGGACGGGCGGCGGGAATACGTCTTTTCCAACCGGGATTTTGCCGAATTCCTGAACCGGGAATTGGGGCTGGACGCCTATGAGTATTTCAACGATGTGTTGAAAGACGCAGCAAAAGGCGCGATTGAAGATCTGGATGAAGGCTGGTGTTCCGGGGAATGTGTCAAGGTTCAGCAGACACAGGAACACTTTGAAAACCTGCTGAAAGATTGTGAATCGCTGGCCCGTGAAATCTACAAAACCATGATGGACGGTTTTGAAATGGGCAAGCGCAGAACCAAGCGGGAACAGGCGGCGCTTGACAAGGCCATTCAGATTATCAAGGTGGTGACGAATAACACATGAACACTGATCTTGAAAAATTGAACGATTTCAATTTATTTGAAATCGTTCACAACGGCAACCTGTACCGGGCAACGCTGGAACGGGGGATGTATTCGGATTATCCCTATCTGCTGTCCATCGAATGTGTGGATTGGGACACCCGGCAGCGTTTTCCCGAATTCAGTAACGCCTATAAGACCACAAAGGCAGCGTTGAACCGACTGGCCCACTATTGGAAGGGTGAAACCGTGGAATGGAGGCGGTTGTGATGGCGAATCCGACTTATCATGTCGGCTGTGGGATATTCGGAATCTATGCGGAGACGCTGAATCCCAAGGGCGACACATGGCGCAACAAGTCAGAGGTGACACGGGAAGCCTTGGGTGCGGCGGCACAATACCTGATGGACAATAACAAGGAATTTCGTTTTTCCCGGAATGGCAAAAATTACGCCCTTCGGGTGGTGGAACGGGGTGATTCTGATGACTGATCGGGATATTCTCGTAGCTGTGGCCCGCGCTGACCTGATCTTCACACAGGCGTTGCGCTGGCTGTTGGGTGTGGTGATCTGTACGGTGATTCTTCTGGGCGCGGTGCTGCTGGTTCGCAAGCTGGCGGGTTATGAGCCTGTTCACTGGATTGATTACGACGCCCCCGGCGTGGACATTACGTCTGAAGGCCCCGAGGACGGCGACCCTTGGTATAATGAGAGCTGAATGTTACACTTGCCCCGGTTCATCTGTAACATCAAGTGTAACACGTCAAAACCCTTGCGGCGCAATGGATTTGGAGTATTGACAGACCGAAGTCTGTTACACTTTAGCGGGTTAAAGTGTAACACGTCAAAACGCCTGTGCTGCAAGGGTTTTCAGCCCTTTGTTACACTTGTTACAGATGATTTCTTTTTACCCGCAACATTTGCTTAGACGAAGGACTAATAATATATAATATACGTCCTTTTCTCGTACATTGAAAAATCAATAATAAAAGAATTCAAATCAAGTGTAACAAGTGTAACAGGGTTTATTTCGGTGCCTAAATGCCCTGTGCCACAGCGGTTTTCACTGTTACACTTGATGTTACACTTTAGCGGCCTAAAGTGTAACAAGTGTAACAGGCACGTTTTCAGTTTGAAAGGATGTGATTGCCATGAAAACGAAGCTGACCCCCAAGCAATATCTGAATCAGGCTTACCGCCTGAATGAACTGATCGAATCCCACATTGAGGAATTGCGCCTTCTGCGTGAAACGTCAGACGGCCTTTCCGCTGTGAACTATGATAAGGACAGGGTTTCAGGCGGCAAGGTATCATCCCCCGTTGAAAACATCGTTGGAAAAATCCTCGCCCTGCAAGATCGAATCAACGGCGAAATAGACCGCTTTGTTGATCTGAAGGCAGAAATTCACGATGAAATCAGCAAGGTTTCCGATCCCACCGAACAGCTTGTTCTTCGCTTGCGGTATATTCAATTCAAAAGCTGGCCTGATATTCAGGGAATCATTGGCAAGAAAGAACGCTGGGCCTTTGCGATTCACAACACGGCCCTGAATCATTTCAAGGTTCCTGACAGTCCGTTTGCCTATCGGGAAACCTGATTATTTTCTTACAAGTGCAGTAAAATGCAGTCCATTGACATTGTAATGCAGTTTGATCTTGTGATAGTATTATCATGTGTAATTCCGTTTGAACGTCCCGCTTTGCGGTGACGTTCTTTTTTATTCCGAAGAAAGGCGGTGAAGCGGGATGACCGACAAGCAGAAAGTTTTCTGTGAAGAATACCTGATCGACCTGAACGCGACACAGGCCGCGATTCGGGCGGGGTACAGCGTGGCAACGGCGCAGGAACAGGCTTCGCGTCTGTTATCTAATGTTATGGTTCAACGGGAAATTGAAAAATTGAAAGCTGAACGTTCCCGGCGAACTGGAATCACGGCTGACCGGGTTCTTCAGGAATTGGCCCGAATCGGCTTTGTCAATCCAATGGACGTGATTGACCCGACTGACGCAACGGTTCAGGGTCACGCCAACGCTGATGACATGGCCGCGATTGCTTCGGTCAAGGTCAAGGTCATTCCCGGCAAATATGGGGATGACGGCTTTGAACGGGAAGTTCGATTGCATGATAAGGTGAAAGCCCTTGAACTGATGGGCAAACATCTGGGGATGTTCACGGATAGGGTTGATCTGAACGGCAATGTCCCGGTGATTATTTCGGGGGCTGATTCCCTTGAAGATTGATCGACAAAGAATCTATCTGCCCGATGTTGTGGGCAAGGGCTATGGTTCCTTCTGGCGGTTCAAAGGCCGTTACAGGGTGTGCAAGGGTTCCCGCGCTTCCAAGAAATCCACCACGGCGGCAATGAATTTCATATACCGCATGATGGAAACCCCCGGTTCAAACCTGTTGGTGATTCGCAAGGTATACAGGACAATCAAAGATTCCTGCTATACGCAGCTTCTTTGGGCAATCAGGCGCTTGAAGGTGGAAAAATATTGGGAGTGGAAAGAATCGCCCCTTGAAATCACCTACAAGCCCACGGGTCAGAAAATCTATTTCAGGGGTTTGGATGACCCCTTGAAAATTACATCCATCACGGTTGAAAACGGTTCGCTGTGCTGGATGTGGATTGAAGAAGCCTATGAAATCATGGATGAAACGGATTTTGATATGCTGGATGAATCCATTCGTGGCGCTTCCGATGACCCGAATCTGTTCAAGCAAATCACGCTGACCTTCAACCCGTGGAATCAACGCCATTGGATGAAGAAGCGGTTCTTTGATGTCTCTGACCCTGACATTCTCGCCATGACCACGAATTACCTGTGTAATGAATGGCTGGATGACCAAGACCTTGCCCTGTTTGAGCGCATGAAGGCCAACAATCCCCGGCGTTACCGGGTGGCTGGCCTTGGGGATTGGGGCGTGGCTGAAGGTCTGATCTATGAGAAGTGGCGGGAAGAAGCCTTTGACATTGACAGCGTTCGGGGCTTGTCCTCGGTTAAATCCGTGTTCGGGCTTGACTTCGGCTATACCAATGACCCTTCGGCCCTGTTTTGCGGCCTGATCGACCCCACGGCAAAAACCCTGTGGGTGTTCGATGAAATGTATGAATATGGAATGTCCAACGAACGGATTTTTTCAAAGGTTCAATCAATGGGCTATTCCAAGGAAAAGATTCGGGCTGATTCCGCTGAACCGAAAAGCATTGATCGCTTGCGCGACCTGGGCTTGTCCCACATCAAGGGGGCGCGAAAGGGCAAGGATTCCGTGAATAACGGGATTGACTATCTTCAGGATTTTCAAATCATCGTTCATCCCCGCTGTGTCAACTTCCTGATGGAAATCGGGAACTATGCGTGGGACACGGACACCAAGACGGGCAAGCGCCTGAATCAGCCCATTGATGATTTCAACCATCTTATGGACGCCATGCGTTACGGGTGCGAAGATTTCATCAAGGGCGAAGCATTCAGCTTCGATTAGTGGCGCATTAGTAACAAAACCAACCGAAAACCCTTGCTGTTCAAGGGTTTTCAATCATTACGCAATATTGAAAGGGGTGAATCCGTTGTTCAATTTCGCTGATCTGCCCCCGGTTGACCGTCAACGGCGGGAAGTCATGACCGATAAACAGTTTATTGAACGGGAAATCACCCGGTTCAAAGCTTCCAAGCGGCGGCATGAAATGTTGGCCGGGGAAAGATATTTCAACGGTTATCACGATATTCTGTCCCGCAAGCGCACAGCCATAGGCGCAAACGGGGAATTGGAGGAAATCAAGAATCTTCCGAATAACCGCATTGTGGATAACCAATACAGGAAGATGGTCAAACAGAAGGCCAATTACCTTTGCGGCCAACCTATCACCTTTCAGACCGAAAACACGGCCTTTGCCGATGCTCTGAAGGATGTTCTGGGCTTGCGGTTCAACCGCCTGATGAAGAACGTTGCCAAAGATTCCCTGAACGAAGGGCTTGTGTGGCTCTATCCCACCTTCGATGATGATGGTCAACTGATATTCAAAAAGTTCAAGGCCCATGATCTGATTCCCGGCTGGCGTGACGCTGAACACACTATTCTGGATTACGCCATTCGGCTGTATTATATGGTCAGTTATGAACGGGAAGAAGAACAGGTTGTGGAAAAGGTGGAAGTCTACGATGATTCGGGGATTTGGTACTTCCAGCGGGACGGCGAACGCCTGACCCCGGAACCGCCCTATCATCAGGCATACTTCATGGTGGACGGCGTTCACCCTTTCAACTGGACACGGATTCCCCTGATTCCCTTCAAGCGGGATGCGGAGGAAATGCCCCTGATTCGGAACGTGAAAAGCCTTCAGGACGGCTTGAACAGCATTCTTTCCAACTTTGAAAACAACATGGAAGAGGATGCCCGAAACACCATTCTTGTTCTCGTCAACTATGACGGTGAAAACCTTGGGGAATTCCGCAAGAATCTTTCCCAATATGGCGCGGTGAAGGTGCGAACCATCGACGGCGCGGCGGGTGATCTGAAAACCCTTGAAATCGAAGTCAACGGCGAAAACTATAAGACCATTTTGGAGATTTTCAAAAAGGCCATTATTGAAAACGCTATGGGCTACGATGCCAAGGATGACCGAATCACGGGCGAACCCAACCAAATGAACATTCAATCCATGTACAATGACATTGATCTGGATGCCAACGACATGGAAGCCGAATTTCAGGCGGCGATTGACGAACTGCTGTGGTTCGTGCGCTGCTATCTGGCGAATATCGGGGCGGGCGATTTTGAATCCGAGGATTTGACGGTGATCTTCAACCGGGATTTGCCTATGGTCGAATCCGAAGTGATTTCCAATATCAAGATGTCCGTGGGCCTTCTGTCTGACGAAACCCTGATCGCGCAACACCCGTGGGTGGATGACCCCAAGGCCGAACTGAAACGGGTTGAGGAACAGAAGAAGCGGGAACTGGAAGAAGTCTATTCGGGGGCCTTTCCTGTGCAGCGAAAGCCCAACCAACCCTTGAATAAAGGGGTGAACCCGAATGGCGATAAGAAGTGAATATTGGGCTGAACGATGGGTTCAGCTTGAAGATTCCAACCACCGAACCGCTGAAGAAACCATGACCGTCATTGATGACGCATACCGCAAGGCCGAACGGGAAGTGGAAAGGGAACTGTCCACCTGGTATCAGCGGTTTGCCGATAACAACGGCATTGTGGATATGGTCGAAGCGCGGCGGTTGCTGAATTCCGATGAACTGAAAGAATTTAAGTGGACGGTTGAACAGTATATCCAGCATGGCCGGGAAAACGGAATTTCTGCCGATTGGTCAAGGGAACTGGAAAACGCTTCGGCGCGGTTCCACGTCACCCGGCTTGAAGCCTTGCGCCTGAACATCCAGCAATCAGCGGAAGTTCTGTTCGGGAATCAGCTTGACCAAATGGATGACCTGATGCGTCAAACCTATATGGGCAGCTATTACCACACAGCATTTGAAATCCAGCGGGGCGCGGGGATTGGATGGGACATTGCAGCCCTGAATCAGAAGGCCATTCAAACGGCGGTGAATCGCCCTTGGGCCTATGACGGCAGGAACTTTTCTGATCGAATTTGGACGAACAGAACCGCCCTGATTAATGATCTTCAAAGGAACCTGACTCAATCCCTAATGACGAACAACACCTGTGACAAGACCGTTGAAGCGCTGATGAACCGTTTTGGGGTTTCCCATCATCAGGCGGCGCGGCTGGTCTACACTGAAAACGCCTATATTCAGTCGGTGGCGCAGGGCGATTCATACCGGGAAACCGGGGTGAAGGCCGTTGTGTTCGTCGCCACGTTGGATGACCGAACTTCCGACATTTGCCGGGAAATGGACGGAACCGTAATTGACATGAAGGATTATGCCCCCGGTCAGACGGTTCCTCCGCTTCACCCGTGGTGCAGGTCAGTAACCGCCCCCTATTCCCAATACCTTGCCGGGATTGGAGAACGGGCAGCGCGTGACCCTGAAACGGGCAAAACCTACTATGTACCCCGTGAAATGAAATACAAGGAATGGAAACAGACCTTCGTTGACGGGGGCAGCAAAGACGGCCTTCTTCCCGCCACGGCCCGAAACTATGATTCAGATTTCGCAAAGGCGCTTGGCAAACAGACTTATGACGCTTGTCGGGATATTCTTGCCAAGTGCGGTTCCCCCGAAGCAAAAGCGGTGTGGGATGCCTATGAATCAGATATAGGCGTTGCCGATTTGAATGAAAAGAAACGGGCGCATTGTGATTGGGATGGGAAGATTCACGTTGATATTGTGGACGGCATGAAGGGCAACACATGGGATAAACCCGCTCAAGTGGTGTTCCACGAATCAGGCCATGCTATAGATATGCTGGCCGGGAAAAAGTACGGGTTTGAACCGGGTTCAATCTGGCATGAACACAGTCCGAAGGGGTTGTTTTCATACCGTTATAAAAACGGTCTGTTCCCCAATACCATCAAGGCCGAAGTGGACGCTTTGGTTTCCGCAAAGGACAAGGAAATGAAAGCCGAATTCAAGGCCCATTCCACGGATTATGATTGGCTTGTGAAAAAAGGCTATATTATGCAATGGCAAGTTGATTATTTCCAGCGGAACGGGCGTTGGGTTGGCGGGGAACCGAAGTATTCAAAGGATATGGCCTATAAAGCCATTGAAAAGGAAATTCGGCAACTGAATCCCTTCCAAAAAGCTGATATTTCTGATATGATGGAAGGCGCGACCCGTTCAAAGATTCAAGTTGGCTGGGGCCATAAGAACAGCTATTGGAAACAAGGTAATTGGACGCTTGCCACAGAATCATTTGCTGAAATGTATGATTCCGCTGTGACCAACGAAGAAAGCCTTGAGGTTATCAAGCATTATTTGCCCAAGTCCTATGATCTGTTCATAGAAATGTTGGGTGAAATCATCAAGTGAAGGTGGTGATCTGAATGACGCTGGAACAGGCACTTGAAAAATACGCTGAACGCTTTGGGGAATGCTTTCCCATCATGTGTATGAGGGGAACCCCCGAAGCCGAAATCATTACCCTGATCGAAAAGGCGCTGGAATCTGGGGAACCGTTTGCGTTGTCCTCGGATGATTCCGAATTCCCGCCCCTTTACTGATCTGACCGCCCACATGGGCGGTTTTCTTATGCCAACATACAGGAGCGCCCTATAAGGGCAGGCGGGGCGTCGGTTCCTCCACACGCTGCTGTTCTCGCCCGGTGTTCGGGGGACGGGGGTTCGGTGCTTACCCCGTTTCCTGTTTGCCAATGGGTGCAAAGAATGGCTGATGCTTCTGTATGTTGCCATAAGGAAACCGCCTTTCCTATGGGAAATTGGGCGGCTTTTCCTTTGATAATCCCCTTATATGGGATTATATATTTCGCTTTTCCGTGCGATAACGGAACATCCCGAAACCTGACTGAACAGGGTCAACAAATGTGGGATAGAAAGGACGGTTGAACATGAAGAAGGAAGAACTTGTCAAGCTGGGATTGGACGAAGAAACCGCTGAAAAGGTGGCGGCGGCGTCCACCGAAGAACTGAAAGGGTTTATCCCCAAGGCGCGGTTTGATGAAGTTAACGCGGCAAAGAACCACGCTGAAGAACAGGTCAAGGAACGTGACAAGCAGATTGAGGGGCTGAAAGCGGCTTCCGGGGATGCGGAATCTCTGAAAAAGCAGATTGAAACCCTTCAGGCCGCGAACAAGCAGAAGGATTCTGACCATGCCGCTGAAATCCTGAAGCTGAAAGTGGATGCCGCTGTGAACACGGCCCTGACAGCGGCCAAGGCAAAGAACCTGACGGCAACCCGCGCCCTGCTGAATCTGGACAAGGCTGAACTGTCCGAGGATGGCACGGTCAAGGGTCTGGCCGAACAGATTGAAAAGCTGAAGGCCGGGGATGATACCAAATTCCTGTTCGATGCGTCCACCAAGCCCAAGATGAAGGGCGCAAAGTCCGGGGAAAACGGCGTTGACGATGGTGACGGCAAGCCTGATCTGTCCAAGATGTCGTATGACGAACTTTGTGCTTATCTGGCCGAAAACCCCGAATCTTCCCTTGACTGAGGGACAACAAAAAAATCTATTGAAAGGATGATTTTGAATGCCCAACACGAAGTTTGATTCCAAGTCGTTCAATCCTGAAGCGTTCAAGTATATCGCTGACAGGATTCCGAACCTGAAGATGAACGAAATCAAGAAATCCCGCGCCCTTGCGGGCAACCCCGACATTAAGGCGGTGTTCTCCAATCAGAACGGCACGGTTTACGCCCGCCTTGCCATGCGCGGCCTTCTGGACGGGGATGCCGTGAACTACGACGGCGAACACGACATTACCGCGACTTCCACCAAGACCTTTGAGCGCGGCGTGGTGGTCGTTGGTCGGGCCAAGGCATGGACGGAGAAGGATTTCTCGTATGATGTCACTGGCGGCGTGGATTTCATGCAGAATATCGCGCAGCAGGTGGCCGAATACAAGGATTCCTTGGATGAGGACACTATTCTGGCGATTCTGGAAGGTATTTTCTCCATGACCGGGACGCAGAACCTGAAGTTCGTGAACAACCACACTACCGAAATTGCCGGGAACATGACCGCGACCACGCTGAACAGCGCCACGCAGAAGGCTTGCGGCGCGAACAAGAAGAAGTTCAGCTTGGTTTTCGTTCATTCCGCTGTGGCAACCAATCTGGAAAACCTGAACCTGCTGGAACACCTGAAGTATACCGACAAGAACGGCGTTCAGCGTTCCCTTGATCTGGCCGAATGGAACGGCAAGCTGGTTGTCATTGACGATGACCTTCCCGCTGTCGAAGTCGAGGCTTCCGGTTCCGGGGATTCCGCTGTTCCCGCCCATACCGAATACACCACCTATGTTCTGGGCAACGGTGCGTTCGATTATGAGGATGTGGGCGCGAAGGTGCCCTATGAAATGTCCCGCGACCCCAAGACCAACGGCGGCACTGATACGCTGTATATGCGTCAGCGCAAGGTTTTCGCCCCCTTCGGTATCAGCTATGAAAAGGCCAATCAGGCCACGAATTCCCCGACTGACCTTGAACTGAAGAACGGCGCGAACTGGACGCTGGTTCACTCCGGCGAATCCGTTGCCGCGAATCGTTCCTTCATCGACCATCGGGCCATTCCGATTGCCAAGATTGTTTCTTGGGGCTAATGAGGGGGTGCGCGTCAAATGGCTGAACTGATTGGCGCGGACACCTTCATTCAGGATGCAACCAATCTGATACAGGCCGTTGGGTATACACTTTCGGGCGACGGTGACGAATGGCTTTTGAATTTCTGCGTTCAAAAAGTTGAACAGGAAATTAAAAACGCCTGTAACCAACCCGAAGTCCCCGATGGCCTGTATTCGGTTGCGGTTGGCTTGGTGGCGGCTGAATTCCTGACCATCAAGCGGGGAAACGGCAATCTCGACGTGGAAGCCCTGACCTTTGATGTTCCTGTGAAGGGAATTAAAGAGGGTGACACGGATATTACATTTGCAACGGAAACGGCTATGAGCGGTGAACAGCGCTTCAACCTGTTCCTGAATTCCTGTTATCAGGGGCGGGAACAATTCGTTGCTTATCGGAGGTTGGCATGGTAAACGTTGCAGCGGCCATTCAATCCCTGTGGAAAGATCGTTGTATCATCCAAACCACGGTTGAATATACGAAGGCGAACGGGGCGAAGGATAAGCGTTGGGAATCGCTTGTCACTGATGAACCCTGTAAACTGTCATTTTTCAACAATGTTCGGGTGAATGATATAACTGAAAACAGTGGAATGGTTGCGCAGGTTTTCCAGCAAGCGAAACTGTTCATTCGCCCTGATCTGCAAATCCCCGCTGGAAGCCGAATCACAGTGACCACTCACAAAAACAATCTGACCCTGTATTTTGAAAACAGCGGGGTTGCCGCCTGTTTCACCAATCATCAGGAAATCATTCTGGAAGTGGTGCAAAAATGGGCATAAAGGTTGACGTTTCACAGCTTTCGGATTTCCGCAAAAAGCTGGAAAATCTGTCGGGTGGTCAAACTCAAATCTTTCTGAACGGTGCTGTCAAGGAAATGGCGAATATGCTGCTGGGCTTGGTGATCCCCCGAACCCCCGTTGGTTCTTACACTGACGGGCGGCAAGGGGGAACCCTTCGGCGGGGTTGGCAGAATATCAACGTCACGGGCATGAACGTTTCCCGTGGCGGCGGTGGTTATTCCATCACTCTGACCAACCCGGTCTATTATGCTTCATATGTGGAATACGGGCACAGGCAGACCCCCGGCAGATATGTTCCCCAAATCGGAAAGCGTTTGGTTGCGTCATGGGTGGAAGGTCAACATTTTCTGAAGATTTCCGAAGAAGAATTGCAGACCATTGCCCCGCAAGCGTTGGAACAAATGCTGAATAATTTCTTAATGGGGGTGTTCTGATATGGCAAGCCTGACCAATGAAGTTGTTGACGGGGTTGTTTCCGCAATCGTGGCGGCGTTTCCCGAAATCCCCGTATATGACGAACAGGTTTCACAGGGTTTGCCCGAACCCGCCTTCACGGTGCGTTCCATCCATCCCCGGCAAGCCCTGTTCCTGAATAACCGCTATCAGCGAAACGAAATGATTGAAGTGGTCTATTTTCCCCCGGTGGAAGGGCGAAAGAAGAACACGAATGAAGTCATTGAAACATTGTTTTCAATTCTGGAAATCATTCAGGCCGGGAATGATCTGATTCGGGGAACCGACATGGACGCCAATATTGACGATGACGGTCATATTGGTGTTTTTATTGTCAATTACAAGTATTTTGTGAAACCCTCGGAACAGCCCGAAACACTGATGAATGATTTGACCGTGGAGGTGGAAGCCAAATGAAGAAGGAAGTCCCGAACGCTGAAACCCCGGCTGTGAAGAATACCGCCCCGGCAGCGTTCACAAAGGAAGCCATTCTGAAAAGCAAGCGTTGGGCTGATCGTCGTGACGCCCTGTCTTTCTTGCTGAAGGATGGCGAAGAGTACACCCACAAGGATGTTGATAACATCTTGAACGACTATATGAAAGGACAGGTGAAGTAATATGGCGCTTGGTGGCGGCGTGTGGTTCACGCAAAACAAGATTCTTCCCGGCAGCTATATCAATTTCATTTCCCGGGCCACGGCTTCGGCGGCGCTGTCTGATCGTGGTGTTGCCGCGATTGCGGCGGCGCTGGATTGGGGCGCTGACGGTGACATTATCACCCTGACCCCCGAGGACATTCAGAAGAATTCCCTGAAACTGCTGGGCTATTCCTACAGTGACGAAAAGCTGAAGGGCCTTCGTGATCTGTTCCGCAATGCCCGCCTTGTCTACCTGTACAAGCTGAACAGCAATGTTTCCGGGGGCAAGGCTTCCAACGACTTTGCAACGGCCCTGTATGCGGGAACCCGTGGCAATGCCCTGACCATCAGGATTGCCAAGAATGCCGACGATGAAAGCAAGTGGGACGTTTCCACCTACTTTGACGGCGTTCTGGTGGATGTGCAGACCGTTGCGACGGCGGCTAATCTGACCGCCAACGATTATGTGACCTTCAAGGCAGACGCGACCCTTGCGGCCACGGCGGGAACCGCCCTTGCCGGGGGCACGAACGCAACCGTGACCGTGGCGAATCATCAGACCTTCCTTGACAAGATCGAATCCTATTCGGTCAACGCCATTGGTGTGGTCAGTGACGAAACCGCTTCGGGTGCTATTCAGGTTAACGCCCTGTATGCCGCCTTTGTCAAGCGTATGCGTGACGATATGGGCGTGAAGATGCAGGTGGTTGCCTATCACTGTGCGGCTGACTACGAAGGCGTGGTCAACGTCAAGAATGCCGTCACGGATTCGGGTTGGTCGGCGGCTTCGCTGGTCTATTGGGTCACTGGCGTTGTGGCGGGAACCGCTGTCAATGCTTCGGCCCTCAACATCGTTTATGACGGTGAATTCACTGTTTCCGCTGATTACAAACAGAATCAGCTTGAAGCGGCGATTCAGGCGGGTGAATTCACGCTTCACAAAGTTGGCAATGACCTGCGTGTGCTGATGGACGTGAACAGCCTGGTCACGCTGACTGAGGAAAAGAACGCCCTGTTCCAGCAGAATCAGACCATTCGTGTTATTGACAATATCGCCAATGATATTGCCAACACCTTCAACACCAAATATCTTGGGAAGATTCCCAATGATTATGATGGTCGAATGTCCCTGTGGGCTGACATTGTGGCCCATCACAACGAACTTCAGCGGGTTCGCGCCATTCAGGAATTTGACGAAGCTGACGTGGTTGTGGAGCAGGGCAATGAAAAGGCCGCTGTTCTGGTTGCTGATGCCGTGACCATCGTCAATGCTATGGCGAAGCTGTACATGACCTGTGTCATTCAGTAACCCCCGGCCCCGAAAAATAAAGAAAGGATGATTCCACTATGGCAAACGCTGTTCTGATGCGGGCGCAGGATGCGCTTTCTTCCAAGCTGGCACAGTGTTTCGTCACCATCGAAAGTCAACGCTACAATTTCATGCAGATGATTGACTTTGAAGCCAAGATGGAAAAGACGAAAAAGGAAGTCCCCATTCTGGGGCAGACTGGTTCGGGCAATAAGGCTTCGGGTTGGAAGGGCACTTTCAAAGGCAAGGCCCATTTCAATCAGTCCATTCTTCGGATGCTGCTGCTTCGCTACAAGAAAACGGGCGAAGATATTTACTTTGAAATTCAGGTCACGAATGATGACCCGGTTTCCGCTGCTGGCAAGCAGACCGTCATTCTGATGGGCTGTAACCTTGACGGCGGCATTCTGACCAAGTTCGACGCTTCCAGTGACGATTATCTGGATGAAGATGTGGAAGGCACGTTCGAGGATTGGAACATGCCCACCATGTTTGACACTCTGCCCGGTATGATGTAATTGGAATCGCCCTGACCAACCGCCCCCGAACATTCCGGGGGCGGTTATATGACCGTTATATGAGAAATGGAGGTATACCAATGTCCAATCTTTCCCTGTTTCTGAAGAAGAACAAGAAAGCCCGCCCCAATGCCTTCTATCCCGCCACGAAATCCATTCTGGATGAACAGGGCGAACCCGTCAAGTGGGAGATTCGCCCCCTGACCACGGCTGAAGATGAAGCCATTCGGCAGGATTGCACCTATGACGCCCCGATTCCCGGCAAAAAGGGTCAGTTCCGAACCAAGATCGACGTGAACGCCTATCTGAACAAACAGATGTGCGCGGCGGTGGTTTTCCCCGACCTGTACAATGCCGAACTTCAGGATTCTTACGGCGTGAAAACCCCCGAAGATCTTCTGAAGGCCCTTGTGGATGACCCTTCCGAGTATTCCGACCTGCGGAATTTCATTCAGCAGGTTTCGGGCTTTGACGCTGATCTGTCCGAGGAAGTTGAAGAAGCAAAAAACTGATTCGTGGCGGGGATGCAGATGCGATTTATGCTTACTACTGTTTGCATAAATTTCATATGCGCCCCGCTGAATATATTTCCCTTGACCCCCAAGAAAAAGCCTTCATAATCGCTTGTATAGACGAAAAGATTGACAACGATAAGAAGAGATAGGAAAGGACGGTGATCTGATGGCGACGATTTCAACCACGTTGACGTTGATAGACAACATGACAAGTAAGCTGGAATCCATCAGGGATGCCGTTGAGGATGTTGAAAACGAACTGAAGGGCGTTGGTGACAAGCAATCTGACATTGACGGGGTTAGTTGGCAAGGTTTCCTTGACAATGCTGAAAAGGCCGCTGGAAAAATGGAATCCATCGGTAAACGAATGACCCTTGCAATCAGCGCCCCCGTTGCCGCATTGGGAAAGAAGATGTATGGCAACGCCACGGATTACGAAGCGGCCTATGTCGCCATGAGAAAAACCGTGGAAGGTGGACGGGCAGCAGAAGAACAGTATCAGCACATTGCCGATGTTGCCGAAGATTTGTCCACCAAAACCCCTATGACCTATGTTGAACTGCTGGGAACCGCGCAGGATGCGGGCAACGCTGGCGTTGCGATTGACCAAATGGAAGATTTCCTGACGGTCTATTCCGCATTACAATATGCGACTGACCGACATATCAACGGAACCGAAGGAATCAAGGCGGTTGCTTCTTTCCTGAACATCACTGACGGCGGCGTTCAAGATATTGAACGGTTTTCCAACTCTATTGCTTTTCTCGGTGTTAATGCCAACACCACAGAAGATGAAATTTTGCAGATGGCAAACCGATTCGCAAGCGCGGCGACCATTGCCGGGTTTGGCAAGGCCGATATTCTGGGCATGGCGGCAGCGTTTGAATCTGTGGGCATTCGGGCTGAAGCTGGCGGCTCTTCCGCTGCAAAGCTAATTAAGCAATTCCAGCTTTCCGCTGAAGTTGGTGGACAGGCGCAGGAAAAACTTGCTGCAATCGGACAGGAATTTGACAGCGCCCTTGACTTCAGCAATTACATTGGTGGGTTGAGCAAAGGTGACCTGACCACCCTTGCCGGGGAAATGAACATGACCGCTGAAGCGGTTCAGTCTATGGCTGATTCCTGGCTGTTGCTTGACCAATTCTCCGAAGTTTCGGGAAAGACAAGTCAACAGTTCATTGATGATTGGTCAAAGAACCCGGCACAGGCCATGCAAGATTTCTTCTATGGTCTGAATCGGCTTGGGGACGGTGGCGCGGATAGCATTCTTGCGACCCTTGACCGAATGGGCCTGACCGAAATCAGGGAATCCAACCTGATTGCTGCTATGGCAACCCGCCCGGAAATGTTTGCCAACATGATTGCCATTGCAACCCAAGGCTATCAGGAAAATATCAGTATGTGGGAACAGTTTGGGCAGCAGATGGAAACTCAAGAATCTAAAAACGCCATGCTGTCCAACAAACTGAATAACACGATGGCCGATTTCGGTCAAAACGTGGTGGATGCCCTGCAACCCGCCCTTGAAACCGTGAATAACATTTTGGAAGCGTTCAACAGTCTTTCTGAAATTGACCAATCCAAGATTGTCAATCTGATGGGGGCGCTTGTCATTAGCGGCCCCACCCTGTGGGCGTTGGGTTCCGTGGCTGGCCTGATGACGAAGATTGCAACGGCTATGACTACTATCAGCGGGGCGGGCGCTGGCGCTGCTTCGGCTGTGGAAGGTGTTGCCGGGGCTGCTGGTGGCGCGGGCTTGGCTGGTGCTGGGAGCGCCATTGCCGGGGCTGCTGGCGTTGGTGTTATTGGCGCTGCAACCGTATGGGCAGTAAATGAACGCCTAAATAATGATGAAATTCGGGGCAGCGTGGGTTACATCAACAAAATGATTGATGGCAATGCCGAACTTCAGGATGCCTTTGTCAGATGGGTTGAATCAGAAGCGGCTTTGCAAGCTGTCTATGATTCGGGTGATCTGAATAATCCTGCTTTCCCCGAAATTCAGCAACAAAGGGACGAAGCTACAGAAGCCTTTAAAGCTATCAGCGGTTGGCAAAACGTCTATGACGCTTACAGCGCATGGCGGCAAGAGTATTTCATGGGGAATACAGATTGGACATTGCCTGATCTGTCTGCCCAAATGGAACCTTCGGGTGCTGACGTGGCTGCTGGCCTTGCTGCTGGCATATCAGGTAATGAAGGCGCGGCCACGGATGCGGCTTCGGAAATGGGACAGGCGACCATTGACGCAGCAAACGGGGCGTTGGGCGTCAATTCCCCTTCAGTGATAATGATTGAAAGCGGCTTGAACACGGTTCAAGGGTTGGCAATGGGTATCACTTCGGGGGCTGGGCTTGCTGTGGCCGCTATTGCGGCGGTTGGTAATTCTGTCATTTCCACGGCCAACGGTATTCTGAATGCTGGAACCGCTTCTTCTATCGGCTATAACGTGGCTGCTGGCCTTGCTGCTGGCATTCGTTCCGGGTCTGGCCTTGCGGCAGCGGCAGCGGCGGCATTGGCTTCAAGGGTGGTTTCCACCTTGCGGGCCAATCTGCAAATTGCTTCCCCGTCCCGTGTGACTTATGGAATCGGCAACTTTACGGGCATGGGCTTTGTAAACGGTATTCTGGATAATGTGGGCAACGCCACAAATGCCGTTGGAAAGGTCGTGGAAGCGACTGAGGGCGCATGGAATAAAGCTGCATGGTCTGGAATCGGCGTGTTTGCCGGGTTGGAGCATGACCAACTTCTGAAAGATGCCAAGGATGCCGTCAAGGTTTCTGACGCTGACATTCGGAAGATTCGTGATCTGGCAGAACGGGAAGTAATCAATCAATTCACCACGGCAGAAGTCAAGGTGGAAATGCACAATACCAACGAAATCAAATCCAACATGGATTTGGACGGCATTGTTGATTATCTGGGCGATACTTTGACGGAACGGCTTGAAGCTGTAGCAGAAGGGGTGTATACCTGATGTATGATGTTTATATTGGCAATATGCTTCTTCCGATTGCCCCGGAGAAAATCACTACGAAAATCAACGGCAGGAACGAAACTGTCAATCTGATTGACGATGGGGAAATCAGTATTTTGAAATCGGCAGGGTTGACAACTGTCAATTTCAATGTACTGTTCCCCAATTTTCAATATCCGTTTGCCCATTATCCCAAGGGTTTTCAGCGCCCGAAGTATTATCTGGAAAAGTTGGAAACCCTGAAGAGCAAGAAAAAGCCCATTCAGTTTATCATCACCCGGAACATTCCGAGTGGAGGACGGCAAACCTATAAACCCTTCAATACCAATCTGACCGTTTCCATTGAAGATTATCAGATTATTGATGATGCAAAGAACGGATTTGACATAGAAGTTCAAATCTTTCTGAAGCAATTCAAGGATTACGGAACAAAGACATTCACGGTGGAAACCCCTTCGGCCACGGCCCCGGTTGTGGTGGAAGCGACCCGAATTGAATCAACATCTTCGGGTGATGGCAAGAAAAGTGGGGGCAAGTCCAGCGGTGGCAAATCCGGGGGAAAATCGAAAACCTATAAGGTTATGATTCCCGGTATGTCATGCCTGACCACCACAGCCACATCGGTTCAGGCAGCAATCACAAAGGTGATCGGGTCAAGCTGGACGGGCAATGTGGAGGTTGACGGAAAGACCTATTATGTGTCCAAAGGAAAAATCACCACAAAGCCCGCCAAAAAGACCACGGTTCCCGCCACGGTGAAGAAATCTGTGGAAAAGGTCACGGGTGCAATAACCACGGGAATAAAAACCGCTGTGAGTGCCATTTCCACTGTTGTCAAAACTCTGACTTCAACGGTTCGGAAACCAACCACAGTGACCAAGCCTGTTGTGAAACCACAGGCAAAAACGCTGATGATGAAGCAATAAGGGGGTGATTCCCAATGGCTGAAGATGTTACCTTGAAAATGGTCAAAGGTGACTTGAAACTTAATTTTCAAATTGAGATTCAGAACGGCAAGAAAGGTTTCATCCCCGAAGTTCTGGATGGCGTGACGCTGACCACGGAGCGAAAGAACGCCCCCGGCAAGTTGGTTTTTTCTGTGCTGTGGGACAAGAAATTGAAAATAGAAGAGGGAAACCCGGTCAAGCTGACCGTGAAAAAGAAAGTCCTTTTCTATGGATTTATTTTTACCCTGAAGCATACCAAATCCAGCGCCATTCAGATTACCGCATATGACCAAATGCGGTATTTGCTGAACAAAGACACCTATAATTTCAAGGCTGTCAAGGCTTCAACGGTTGTGAAAATGCTTGCCAAGGATTACGGCATTACCACGGGGACGATTGAAGATACAGGATATACCATCCCGGCGCGGGTCATGGACAACAAAACCCTGCTGGACATGATTCAGGATAGCTTGGATATGACCCTGACGAACAATCGCCTTCTGTTTTGCCTGTATGACAAGGCCGGGAAGCTGACCCTGAAACAGTGTGCCAACATGAAGGTTGGCTTGCTGATCGACGCTGAATCCGCTGAAAACTATGATTATACATCCACCATTGACACGGGGGTTTATAACGTGGTCAAGCTGGTTTATGAAAAGGACGGCAAGCGAAAAGCCTATGTTGCCCAAAGCGCAAAGACGCAAAAGAAATGGGGCACTCTTCAATACTTTGAAAAGATCGACGATAAAACCAACGCCACGAACAAGGCCAAGACCCTGTTAAACCTGTACAACGTTAAGAATAAATCCCTGACCCTTCGAAATGTGATTGGAGATATTCGCGTTCGGGCGGGCTGCATGGTGCTTGTCAAATTGGCCTTGCATGATACTTCGCTGTCTAACTGGATGTTGGTTGAAACCTGTACCCACACATTCAATGAGAACTATCACACCATGACCTTGAAATTAAGAGGGGGTGAATTCGCTGGCTGATATGCTTTCCGCGATTAAAGAAGCGGCAAAACAGGCGGTTGGTGGGCTTGATCTGACTTCGGCCATGCTGGGGGAAGTGATAAGCGTTTCCCCCCTTCAGGTACAGATTGAACAGAGGTTGACCATTGAGGAAAGCCAACTGATTCTAACCCGAAACGTGACTGACTACAGTGTGCAGATGACTTTCAGCATGAACACAGGAACCGCTGAATCCCATCGTCACAGTGTTTCGGGAACCCATTCAGTGACCGTGAAAAACGGGCTGAAAAAGGGTGATAACATCCTTCTGATTCGGCAGGATGGAGGACAAAAATTCATCGTAATGGATAGGGTGATGTGACATGGCGTTGATTCCTGAAACAGATGACAATATCCTTGAAGAAGAGGATATGGAGCTGGGCATATATCCAACAAAAACCTACAACATGAACCTTGATGAAGGCAGGGTTGTGGGTTTTTCTGATGATCTGGAATCTATGAAACAGGTCATTTTCCTTGTCCTGAACACAGAACGGTCAACCTATATGGCGTTTTCCGATAATTACGGCATTGAATTGGTTGATCTGTACGGCGAACCCATGTCCTATGTATTGGCCGAACTGGAAAGGCGCATAACCGAAGCGTTGACATGGGATTCCCGAATAGAAAGTGTGGATGATTTTGAATTTGAGGTGGACGGGAATAAGGTTCACGCCACATTCACGGTCAACACTGATTTCGGTGAAATAGAATCTGAAATGGAGGTTGAAGTTTGATGTTTGAGGCTTTCACGTTCGATAACATCATGGCCCGTTTGCTTGACCGGGTTCGGGATGACGTGGACAAACGGGAAGGGTCAATCATATATGATGCTCTTGCCCCCGCTGCTCTGGAACTGGAAATGGCCTATATTGGCCTTGATTACATCGTTCTTCAGATGTTCGCGGACACGGCTGACCGGGATTACCTGATTCTTCGGGCGCGTGAACGTGGGCTTGCCCCGGATGACGCGACGGCGGCAATCCTGAAGGGCGAATTTACCCCGACCACCATCAACGTGACCGGGCAGCGGTTCAGCCTTGGGGAACTGAATTTCGTTGCCACGGCAGCGATTGAGGGGGAGCCTGGGGCCTATCAAATGACCTGCGAAACCCCCGGCGCAGACGGAAACAAGGTTCTGGGGACGATGATTCCGATTGACTATATTGACGGTTTGGAAACTGCCACGGCCACGGAAATTCTGATTCCCGGTGAAGATGAACAGGAAACCGAGGATTTCCGCGCAGAATACTTCAATTCCTTTGACAATAAAGCCTATGGCGGCAATGTTCAGGATTATATCAACAAGGTCATGGAAATTGACGGCGTTGGGGGCGTTCGTGTTACCCCGATATGGAACGGCCCGAGAACCGTTCTGTGTACAATCCTTGATTCGTCCTATAATCCCGCTTCCGCTGCATTGATTTCCACGGTTCAGGAAATTATTGACCCCACCCAAGACGGCAGCGGCGTTGGCGTGGCCCCGATTGACCACATTGTAACCGTTTCCGCCCCCGGCACTGTGACCGTGAACGTGAATGTTCCGCTGGAATTCGATACGGGCTATTCATGGGACAATATGCAAACCGTGGTTGAAGAAACCGTTTCGGCCTATCTGCTGGAACTGAGAACGGCATGGAAGAATTACCTGACCGGGATTCCCACTGTGGTTCGGGTCAGTCAGATTGAAAGCCGGCTGCTGGCCCTGACCGGGGTTGTGGATGTTGGGCAAACCACCATCAACGGCGTTTCCGGGAACCTGACGATTTTGGGAAATGATGTTCCCATAATGGGGGCGGTGACACATGAGGGAAGTTGATCTGTGGGGTTATCTGCCCCCGGTATTGAAAGAGTTCAAGGAAATGGTTGAAATCATGGGAACTGAAAAGCCTGAATTTCAACTGTTGGTTCAAAACCTTGATAACCTGATGAACGACGCCTTCATTATGACGGCCACGGTAAAAGGAATATCCCGGTGGGAATCCATTCTGAAAATCACACCTGATTCTTCGGCAAGCCTTGAAAACAGGCGTTCAACGGTGCTGGCGAAATGGTGGAACATGACACCTTACACCAAACGAACGCTGAAAAACAGGATTGCCACGATTCAGGGGAACGATAATGTTCAGATTGAGTTTTCCCCCGATGACCCTTATTTGCTGATGGTCAATACCCAACTTGAAGAAAGTGGGCAGGTGAACGACCTGATTTATATTCTGGAAACCATGTGTCCCGCTAACATGGGTTTTCACATCGAAAACACGGTTGTCTGTCAATCCGAAATGGATTTGATAAACGGCTTCGGTATGGGAACCCTGACCACAGCCACAATCAAGAGTGATATTGAATGGCAAGACTACAACAACCATGACGAAGAAGAGGAAGTGAACGATAATGGCTAATTTCTCCAAGCTGTATATCACGGATAAGGGAAAAGCCTTGATTGCCAAAAACTATGCGGGACTGGCAACCATTGAATTTCTTGAAATGCAGACTTCCAGCCAAGCCTATAACCCCGAAGATATTCCCGCGCTGACCGCCCTTGCCAACGTGGAACAAACGTCTTTGATTTCTCTGAAGGAAATATTCAACTACTGCCAAATCAAGGTTCAGGCCCCGTTCAACAATGTCGGGCTTGAAACCGGGTATTACATTCGGTGCCTGGGCCTGATTGCCATTGACCCGGATGAAGGGGAAATTCTGTATGCCGTGGCGCTGGAACTGTCCGGGAATTTCTACATGGCAGCGGAAAACGAAAATGTTTCTTCCGGGTTTGTCCCCACGCTGATTGCCACGGTTGGCACGTCCTATGACGTTAATCTGGAAATCAACCCTGAAGCGGTTCCCACGATGGAAGCGGTTCAGACTGTTGACAACAAAATTGTCAATCATGCCAATCTGACCGTTTTGAATGAAGATGGGGTTCACGGCATTCGATACCACGAGAACAAGATACAGGTTTTCACGGGGGAAGATTGGGAGGATGCCGGGGGCAAGGGCCTTCTTCCCGTGCTGAAGGTTTTCGTTACATCTGGGAGTGTAGTTACCTGTTCCAACGGCAGCATTACCGTAACCGGAACGGCGGTCAATGGCGTTTGTTCCCTTGATCTGCCCGCCTATGGCGATTGGAATGTATATGGCACTTTGGACGGCCACAATTCCGATACCGTGACGGTGACTGTGACAGCGGTTCAGGAATACACCTGTTCGCTGTCCTATTTTTCGGCGTCCTTGCTGGTAACGGTGAAATCTGGCGCAACCGTGACCCTGACCAAGCCCAACGGGACTGCGGAAACAAAGACTTCCACGGGAACCGTGACCTTTGGTCTTTCAGCTACGGGGAATTATACCGTGGTTGCAAGCTATGACGGCGCGACCACGGCAACCAAAACCGTGACGGTTGTTCAGGAAACCACGTCCTATTCGGAAACCCTGACCTTCATCACCCTGACCGTGACCGTGGACAGCGGTTCCAGCGTGACCGTCAGCAAGGGCAGCGTGACCAAACAGGCCACGTCCACGGGAACGGCGGTGTTCTACCTGCCTTCAACGGGAACATGGGCGGTAACGGCGACCCTGAACGGCAACACTTCCACGGGCAGCGTTGCGGTTTCCAGCTATGCGGCCTATACTCTGAAGCTGGCCTATTACCGCTATTTTGGTCTGAAAATCGCTATTTCCAATTCTGACCCGGCAACGGCGCTGACCTATATTGGGGATGCTGAAGGAATGTCGGCGGGTTGGGACAACTGGAAGGACACGGCTATTTTCAGCGGAATTCGGCCCTGTCTGGTAAAGAACGGGGTTGTTCAATATTACCTGAACCCGGATAATTTTGCCTACAAAGCCGATGGAACGGCGGCAACCATTAACAGCACTTCGGCGGGTGACGTGATGATTGAAATTCCGAAGGTGGGCTATAAGATGACCACTGACGGAACCTATCATTATATCTATCTGACCGATGACCCGAACGCTGACGGCTATTGCTACAGGGCGCACAGTCTGGACACCGAAAACGATTGTGATTATATCTATATCGGTGCTTATGACGGTTACGTTTCCAGCAATAAGCTGTATTCCATCAGCGGACAGACCATCACGGTTTCCACAACCCTGACCAATTTCAGAACTTACGCACAGGCGCGGGGCACGGGCTATCAACTGTTTTCGTTCTATCCGCTGACGCTGCTTCAGTGTATGTTCCTGATGATCTATAAAAACAGGAACAGTCAGAAGGCCCTTGGTTACGGCTATGTGGGCGGTTCCGCGAAAATCAAAACTGGCGTTGCCAATGCAAAGGGCATGAACTACGGCAACACTTCCAGTCAGACCGATTCGGCGGGAATGTGCTTCCTCGGAATTGAACATTTCTGGGGGAACGTGTATCAGTGGATTGACGGCATTTACAGCGATTCCAGCAGGAACATTCTGACCGCCTTCAAGGATTTCAGTGACACGGGTTCGGGCTATCCCTATAGCAAGGCTTCCGGGGTTTCGTCCAACATCGGAAATTATATGTCCGATGTTGTGGGAACCAACGAAGGCGGGTTCGTCCCCAAGGCCGTCAATGGTTCTTCGTCCACCTACTATGCGGATTACGCTACTCTGTATGCGGGCGCTTGCGCTTTTTTCGGTGGCCGTTGGGCTTATGGTGATGATGCGGGTGCGTTCCTGCTTCGTGTCGACTATGCGGCGTCTAGTTCCGATTCCGGTCTCGGCGCGCGGCTGATGTATAAGCACAAGGCCGCATAACAAAACGACTATGGGCAACCGTTGTTAGATTGGATAGTTGATAAGATCGTTTAACTTGTATTTGAGCCTGAAAAAAAAAGCAGATAACACTAATCTGTATACGGGCAATTGCGCTAATTTCAGTGGCAATTGGAATAATGGTGATAATGCAGGTACGTTCCAGCTTAATGTCAACAATACGGCGTCTAATTCCAATTCCAATCTCGGCACGCAGCAAATGTTTAATTCGGTATCGGGGCCACGTTCCCGCAAGGGTGCGCGGCCTTTGATATATAAAGCCACGGTTGCCCTGCCCCTTGGCAAAATACAAAAATCTCAAATCTGTATTAGTACCCCTGCAAAGGGTGGAAAGTTCGGACAAGAAACATCAGTAAAGAGGCGCAGCGTTGAAAAGGTTCGGCAATATCTATTCCAAAATCTATGACATGGACAATCTGAGGGAAGCGCACAGGAACGCCCGAAAAGATAAGCTGTTTTACCGGGAAGTTCAGATGGTGGACAGTGACCCGGATTATTACCTTGGGGAAATTCAAAGGATGTTGAAAAACAAAACCTATAAGATTTCCGAGGGTGATTATTCGGTTTCCATCATCAATGACAAGGGCAAAGACCGCGAACTGTGGAAACTGCCCTATTACCCACACAGAATCATTCAGTGGGCAATCATGCTTCAGATTGAACCGATTTTTCAATCAGTATTTACAGATTTCGTCTGTGCGTCCCTTCCCAATCGGGGCATTCACAGGGCCATGAATCTTGTGAACCGGGCGCTGAAGGACGAAGGCGAAACCAAATACTGTTTGAAAGTGGACGTTCATCATTTCTATCCGTCCATCAATCACGAAGCCCTGAAGCGGCTGTTGCGCAGGAAATTCAAAGACCCTGATCTGTTGTCCATGCTGGACATGATAATTGACAGTCACCCGCCCAAGGGCATTCCGATTGGTTCTTACCTGTCGCAATACCTTGCGAATTACTATTTGGCCTATTTTGACCATTGGTTGAAAGAATCCCTGAAGGTCAGATATGTGATTCGGTATATGGATGACATTGTGATCTTCAGCGGGTCGAAGGATTACCTTCATTGGGTAGTTCGTGAAATGATGAAATATCTTGATTCTGAATTGGGACTTGCTCTGAAGGATAATTGGCAGATATTCCCAACCGAAACACGGGGCGTTGATTTCATAGGCTATCGGTTCTTTCGTCGGTTTACCCTGTTGCGGAAAAAGACCTGCAAGCGGTTCAAACGCCAAATGCGGAAAATCCGCAAACGCTGGGAGGGCAAACGACGAATCAGTTACCGGGAATGGTGCGCGGTGAACAGTTATCACGGTTGGCTGAAATGGTGCGATTCTTACCGCTTGCGGGAAAAATATATCGTCCCCATATTGGATGCCGTGACCGACTTTTATCTAAACGTGATTAAGAAAGGACGGTTGAACTATGGTTGATGTTGGAATTGTTCGCGGTTCGGCAGAACAGGCGGTTCCGCTGGTGATCGGAACGGATGTCGTTTACATCCACACCGACATTCAGGAAGTTCCGAACGATGACCCTGAACGGGAACAGGCTTCCCCCCTGTATCAGTATCATGAAATCCAGTATTCCAAGGATGAATACATCCTGAAGCTGGCGCAGGAGAACGAACGCCTGAATTCCGATTTGGATAACACCATGATCGGCCTGTGTGATGTTTACGAAATGGTGATTGGGGGTTGATGACAATGGCGGTGATCTATGCGCGACTGATTAAAAGGGGGCTGAAGCGCCTTGATGACGTTCCCGAAAACCTTCGTGCGGAGGTTGAAAAGCTGCTGGACGAAATTGAATGATTGGGCGCTGTGCCTGATCTTGGGAAAGGGGGTGAACGAAATGGCGATTGTTTACGCAACCTTGATTATCAAGGGCAAAAAGACCTTTGCGCAGGTTCCCGATTCCCTGAAGGAACAGGTTCGGGAAATTCTGAATGATCTGGATTGCCCGGAATTGGCTGAATAAGCCCGCCTGTTTTCGGGCGGTGAAATACCCGCCCGGAATGTTGCAAGCCTTATATGGGCGTTATATACGCCCATATGTGGCTATTTTACATGAAGGGAATGATTACCAATGGCGTTCACTGAATTCATGCGGCTGAATTGGGCTTGGATTGCTTCTTTTCTGGGCGTTCTGATTCCTGCGTTCACTTACATCTTCAAACGGCAAAAGGCGCTTGAAAAGGGCATTCAGGCGCTTCTTCGGGCACAGATGATAAGCGACTGGAACCACTACAGTGAAAAGACATTCGCCCCGATTTACGCCAAAGAGAATTTTGAAAACTGCTGGCAGCAATACGAAGCCTTGGGGAAAAACGGCGTTATGTCGGGAATCCACAGGGATTTCATGGCCCTGCCTGACAAACCGAAGGGAGAGAATGAGAAATGAATATCAACTGGATTGTTCGTATCAAGAATAAACAATTCTGGCTTGCGCTGATTCCCATGATTCTGCTGCTGATTCAGACCGTGGCCGCTGTGTTCAATTTTGAACTGGATTTCGGTGATCTGGATAATCGGCTTCTGGCGGTGGTGAACGTGGTGTTCGCGCTGCTGGCCCTGCTGGGCATTGTCAATGACCCGACCACGGACACCCTGTCCGATTCCAAACAGGCCATGACCTACAAAGCCCCCAAACCGCAAGAGGAGTGATACACGATGACGGCGATTGACAGACTGATCGCGGTGGCCCTGGCCGAATTGGGCTATCTGGAAAAGAAGTCCAACAAAGACCTTGACAGCAAGACCGCCAACGCTGGCAGCGCGAACTATACCAAGTATAACCGCGACATGAAAGCGTGGGCGGGTTCCGCTGGCCTGAATGACCAATGGTGTCAGAACTTCGTCGATTGGGTGTTCGTGACGGCCTTCGGGCTGGAAGCGGCAAAAAAGCTGCTGGGCACGTTCACCAATTACACGCCCACGGGTTCCAACGCCTTCAAAAAGCGCGGAACCTATATCAAGCGGGGCAAAGGAACCCCGAAGCGCGGTGACGTGATCTATTTCTATTCCACGGCAAAGGGCAGAATTGGTCACGTTGGAATCGTGTACAAGGTCAGCGGTTCCACGGTGTACACCATTGAGGGCAACACAAGCGGGACTTCCAGCCTTGTAACCAACGGCGGCGGTGTTAAAAAGAAGTCCTATAAGATGACTTCCAGCTATATTGACGGTTACGGCAGCGTGGATTATTCCGTGGTGGACGGCGCGACCCCGGTTCCTGAAACTATTCTGAAGCTGGGTGATCGTGTTCTGAAACTGACTTCCCCTTACATGGAAGGCGCTGACGTGAAAGACCTTCAAACCCGCCTGAACAAGCTGGGCTTTGACTGCGGGGAAGCTGACGGGGAATTTGGCCCCAACACCGAAAAGGGCGTGAAGGCGTTTCAGACCGCCAACGGCATGACCGCCAATGGAGAATTTGACGCCAAAGCCCTTGCCCTGCTGAATGGTGAATCCCCGGCGAAAACTGAAACCGTGTACAAAGTTCAGCAGGGTGATACCCTGTGGGCAATCAGTGCAAAGTTTCTGGGCAAGGGTGATTATTACAAGCGAATCATGGAAGCCAACGGCATGACTTCTACCACGATTCGCCCCGGCATGAAGTTGATAATTCCCACCTGACCCCTTGTTACTATCCTGTCACTAACGCCCCCGCCTGAACCCACCTTTTCGGGCGGTGAAAGTTCAAAGAACCCTTGAAAATGCGGCATTTCAGGCGGTTGAAGATTGAACTTTGATATGGTATAATGACTTGAACAGATGCGGGAACCCATGATTTTATGGGGTTCCCGCTTATTTTTGTTACTAACGTGATATTAGTTCAATGGCGTTCTTCAATTCCTGAATGGTTTTATGAGTATAGACCCTTTCGCCCACATCCTTTGATTTATGACCAAGAATCAGGTCAATACACTTCTTGTTTGCCCCGGCTGAATCCAGTCTGGAACGCAGCGTGTGGCGGCATTCATGGGGGCAATGATCGAAACCCAACTGTTCCATGACGGCCTTGAAATGAGGTCTGTATTGCCCATCTGAAAGCCTGTGGCCCTTTTCATCGGTTATCAGGTATTCAAACCCACGGTTTGCCCATTGTTCAACGAAGGGTTGAATTTTTGAATGGATGGGGACAATTCGCCCCTTGCCGTTTCGGGTTTTGATACCGCCTTTCATAGTTCCAGCTTCTAAATCCACATCTTCAGTTTTCAGGGTCAAAAGTTCGGTGATTCTCCATCCCGAATACAGAAGAATCAAGATTGTATCAACCCACGTCTGATCTGCAATACCCCATAGCTGATTCACTTCATCATCGGAGAACGGAACCTTGGTGGTTTCGGGAATCGGGGCGGCGCTGACCAAAGGGGAATACATTTTGGAAATCACGTCCAATTCCATTGCGAACCTGTCAAGATGACCGAACAGGTTCTTCATGGCCCCCTGAACGCTGTACCCACAGCCACAGTTATCAATGCAATCCTGCATATGGAAAGACCGAATATCCCGGTATTTCATGCCCTGAATCTGTTTGGTGTGGGTGTATGCGTTCTTCAGGCTATTTTGAAGTGAACTTGACAATTTCGGCATTTTCTTTTCAGACCACGTTTGAAAGAGTTCGGCCAAAGTGACCTTCGCCCTGTCCACATCATAGGGATTGCGGTTGTATTCGGCAAGGGCAATCATCCCGGCTTCACGGGTGGGAAAATAACCAATGGTATCATAGATCGGATACCCTTTATCGTTCCAGCCCTTTGTTTTTCGGACACAATAGGGGTTTCTTCGGTTCCCGGACAGCTTGACCACGGAACCATAACCGTTCGGATTGCGCATTTTGACAACTTCCTTTCCTGCTGTTACACTTGCTGTTACAGATGATTTGATTCATCTGTAACGCTGAAAAGCCTTGCGGGACAGCGGTTGTAACAGATGTTACACTTGTTACACTTACTTCTATACCCACAGAATTGATTTATTATCAGGTACGGGATTTCTCGTCCCTTAAAAGATAATATAATAAATATAAGGGGGTTCATCTGTAACAAGTGTAACAGATTGCCCGAAAACCGCTGTGCCACAGGGGTTTTCGCTGTTACAGATGGTCGAAATCATCTGTAACATGATCTGTAACAACCGTAACACGGCGTTGTCAAACGGCATGAATTGTGATAGAATAAGCATGACAACGCCCTTCCTTCATCGTTCGGGGGGTTTGTCGCGTCCCGGTCTGTGTGGTAGCTGGCCGGGACATTTCTTTGTCAGAAGTCTAATGTTGGTCTGATATATGTGGAAATATAGCAATCCCCCTTGATTACAAGATAGCTTCCTTCGTCCATTACCATAGAATAACTATCAGTGCTGGCAATATCAAAATACAAGGAATCGCGTTTTGCTACAATTTCGTATTCGTGATTACTGGAATCATAGGATATATCCGTTTTTGTAGAGTTCGGAATATCTCCATATGATAGTTCAAAGTAATCTGTCAAAGCTGGGGTTAATGTCCAATGTCCTGCGGGAATATCGACCCCAATTTCATAAAACCCGGCTGGAATATACACGTTCTTCCACTCGGCGCGATTCGTGATTTCTTTGGTGATCTGTTCCCGAAGTTCAATGAGTTGTTCAAACGTCATTGAATCAAGGTTGATTCCTTCAGCAATCGCCCCGGTGCAGAACATCAGGCCAACCAACGCCAATGCAATCAGCTTCTTCATTCTTGTTCATCATCCTTTCTGTAGCGGGGTAATTCAGATAAGTCTTGAATTATTTCAAAGACCTTTCGTTTTCCTTCATCGTTCAAGGAAGCGTATAAAGACAATAGTTCCGCTGATTGCGGCCCGAAGTGCATTTGAACCAAACGCAATGTTTGCGTTTCGATGGAAATATCATTTTCCCGTTGGGCTATACTTCGTTCTTTGGGTACATCATGCCCCATCAACCATGCTTCGTTGACATTCAGAGCCTTTGCAATCAAATACAAGGCTTCCTGTTTGGCTTCGTAGCGCCCCGACATATAATGACTAATCCGCGACCTTGACAATCCTGTTCTTACAGCCAAATCAGCTTGACGAAAACCACATGATTCCATCCCTTCTTTCAATCTGTCTTTGAAACTGCTACCCATCGTGTTCACCTGCCTTTCAGGAAAATATTATATCGTAAAGTTTAGCAAAATACAAGCTAAAATAAAAAATGTTTAGGAAAATCACAAAAAAGCCTTGACACGTCATGTTTATGATGCTATACTATCTATGTTGAGGTTGCTAAACCGCAACAGGAACCCCCGAACGAATCCCCCGGTTGGCCTACCACCTGACCGGGGAACAACCCCCGAACGATGAAAGGACGGTTGATCTGAATGAAGTTCTATTTCAAGCTGACAGACAGCGAACGGCGCAAGGAATTGATTCTGGCAGGTTACAACCATGAAGCCGAGGAAATCACCTTGTATCCCGAAACGGTTTCCATTCTGCATGATCTGGAAACCAACCCTGATTCAAACTTCTGGCCTGTGTGGGAACTGGGCAAGGACAGCACTGTTCCAGGCGATTTCCCCACCTTCGTTGAAGCCAAACACGCCTATTATCAGGCCGAAGGCGAATCCATTTACTGCATAATGCACGATTGTTGAAAGGGGGCGCGATTGATGAACACCAAAGATAAGCTGAACCTGATGAAACAGGTTGAAGAAGCCAACGAAAGGCGAATCAAGGAATTCACCTATCACGATAAGAAACATTGGAAGGTCGATTACGCGACCATGAAGGACGGGGTTCAGGAAGAAGATTCATTCATCGTGGTTGCCCTGTCCATCAACGAAGCGTTGGAAACAGCCCAAGCCCTGCTGATTCGGGTGTTTGAGGGGTATCATTGGAACGATGTAATGATCTGGAATATCGGCATTGTCGAAGATGCGCTGTTCTGACCGATGGGGCGCAAGCCCCGCCTAATGCGGCTTCCCATTCGGGAACGGGTCACAAGCCCCGAAAAACGCAGAGTGGGCGCGAACCTTGAAAACTGAACATCAACCTTCAAAGCTATGGCAAGGGTAAAGATACGAACTTTGCGAACGCGCACAAATCAGACGTTCGCCTGTAAAGCGGTATGGAATAGAGCGCCAAAGCCCGCGCCCCGGAATGGCGTGGATATGTGAGAATTTGAAGGTTGTTTGGATAACTGCATTACAATGTTGAGAACGAAAGGGGATGAACGGCAATGACAAAAAAAAGCCTTGGTTCCGCTATTGCCGCGCTGGAAGGATTGTTCCAGCAATTCAACACAAAGTTCTTTGCTGGGGAATTGGAAGCGCCCGTGATTACCGTTTCCCCTGACAATACTTCCGGGGCTTATGGCTGGTGTACAACATGGAAAGCGTGGAAATCCAAGGATGATGAATCCAAGGACGGCGGTTTCTATGAAATCAACATGTGCGCTGAACATCTGACCCGGCCCTTTGAAGAACTGTGCGGAACCCTGCTTCACGAAATGGTTCACCTTGACAACATCGGCAAGGGAATCAAGGACACAAGCAGGGGCGGCACTTACCACAATAAACGGTTCAAGGAAACCGCTGAAGAACACGGCCTGATGATCGAACGCGACCCGAAATATGGTTGGACAATCACCCACCTGAATGAAGATGGGAAAGCCTTTGTTTCTGGGCTGAACGGCGACGCCTTTTCCCTGTTCAGGAAGAAGTTACCCCGAACAGCGAAAGCGGGTTCACGTTCAAGTTCATCAAGGAAATATGTTTGCCCCTGCTGCAATCTGATTATTCGGGCGACGAAAGAAGTTCGGGTGATCTGCGGTGATTGCGGCGTGGAACTGGAATTGGAGGATTGACCCTTGGACATAGATGTTATTTACAACATGGATTGTCTGAAGGGGATGAACAATATTCCTGATTCATCGGTTGACTTGATTCTGTGTGATCTGCCTTATGGTACAACCGGGAACAAATGGGATGTAATCATTCCCTTTGAACCACTGTGGAAACAATACAGGCGTGTTGCTAAAAAAAACGCGCCTATAGTGTTATTTTCTGATGAACCCTTTACCTGTCAACTGATCGGAAGCAATATAAAGGAGTTTCGCTATAAGTGGATATGGAACAAAACACGAGGTTCAAATTTCGCAAATTCACATTTCATGCCTATGAAATGTCACGAAGAAATATGCGTGTTTTATCGTGAAAAACCAATATACAATCCTCAATATTGGTATTCAACGCCATATAAAACAAAAGCGAAAGCACGAAGTAAAGAAATCAGCGGATTGTCGGGTGGAAGTGCTTCAAAATATTGCCCTGAAACAATCAGTGTTGATGGTAGAAGATACCCATTATCAATAATCGACATTCCGAGGGAGGGCAAGCGCCTTCACCCGACACAAAAACCCGTTGCCCTTCTGGAATACCTGATTAAGACCTATACCGACCCCGGCGCTGTGGTGCTGGATAGCTGTATGGGCGTTGGTTCAACCTGTGTGGCGGCTGTGAACACTGGCCGTCATTACATAGGGTTTGAACTGGATGAACACTATTTTGATCTGGCCTGTGAACGGCTGGATGATGTAGAAAGGACGTGACTGAATGTTTGATTATTCTAAACTGCGTGGAAGGATTCGTGAAATCCTCGGAACGCAATCCGCATTCGCAAAGCTGCTGAACATTTCCGAAGCTACCTTGTCGAAGAAGCTGAACAATGATGCTGAATTCACGCAGGGTGAAATGAATCGTAGTTCTGAAGTGTTGGATTTTGCCCTTTCCGAAATCCCGGCATATTTTTTTACCATAAAAGTTTAGGAAGCTAAACAATTTATGGAGGAACTACCCATGAATGACATGATTGTGTTTAGCAATGAAAACCTTGGTTCTGTGCGAACCGTCAACCGGGACGGTGAACCTTGGTTTGTGGCAAACGATGTTTGCAAGGTGTTGGAAATGGGAAATCCCCGTCAAGCACTTTCCCGCTTGGACGCTGATGAAAGGGACGTCCACATTATGGACACCCCCGGTGGAGAACAGAGAATCAACATTATCAGTGAATCAGGGCTTTATGCTTTCATTCTGACTTCACGAAAGCCACAAGCCCACGCCTTCAAGCGTTGGATTACCCACGATGTAATCCCCGCCATTCGCAAGACCGGGCATTACAGCACCAAGCCCGGAATCACCATTGACCCCGAAGCCCTGACGATGATCGTTTCCACGGTGATGACGGAAACGGCGAAGCAAATGATTCCGATGGTTGGAACTGTGGTTTCCGAAACGATGAAGCAAATAATTCCGCTGATTCACCCCGGCAAGGAACCGACCCCGCCCATGATTGAAGCCCCGAAGAAGGGCAAACGCAAGCGCAACCCGGTTTTGCTTCGGGATTTCGTGGATTTGCTGAATCAGGTAATGCGGGAACAGAAGGTGAACGGGAAACAGGTTGCGCAACGAATGAAGGTCAGCAAGACCACAGTTTCCAACTGGAGAACCGGGAAGAGCAGACCGGGGCGTGACAACTATCTTCGGTTCGTGCTGGAATTCAACGTTCCCATTGATGACCTTCGGGAAGGGGTGTTTTGAGTGAAGAAAATCAATGCGGCTTCCATCGTTCGGGATTTGCGCTTTGACAGCGCCCTTGCCCGTGATGTGTACATGGAAAAGCAAACCGCCACAGCGCAGCGCAGGAAACAGGCTGAACCGTGGTTCGTTCCTTATGATTCCCCTGACCCCGCCTTCCCGTTCGGCCTTGTGTGCGGGACGGCCTACAACTCAAGCCCCATGTGGGAACCCTGATCTGAAAGGAGATGAGCACCATGTTCCCCAAAAATCTGAAATCCGTCATGGATGATCGCAACATGACCCAAACCCAACTTTCCGCGCTGACCGGGGTTTCCAAGTCTGGAATCAGTCAGTATTTGGCCGGGAAGGTCGTTCCCAAGGCCAATGTGATTCAGAAGTTGGCCGATGCCCTTGAAACATCAGTGGATTTCCTGATGGGTGATAACCCGGTGATGGACACCGACGCCAACGGCGAACCCATGAAGAAGGTGACTGTGGAAACGGCGGCAAAGGCGCTGGGCAAATCCGAACAGTTTATTCGGGTTTCCCTTCAGAGGGCCACGGCCCCGTTCGGTTTTGCCGTCCATATGCCTTCGGGCAAATGGAGTTACCATATCAGCCCCAAGAAATTTGCCGAATACATCGGTGCTTGATCGGAGGTATCAATCATGGAAGAGAGAACGCGCAAGGTCAGAAAGACCAAAGAACAGCTTCAGGCCGAAGCTGAAGTCCGTGCCCGCAAGGCAGCGGAGCAGACCGTAACAGACGCAATCAGCGGCCTTCGTCGGGCCTTTGTGGTGGGCACTGTGAACAGTGCTGAAATGGCCTTTGTTCCTGTCCGAATCCTGAAGAACGGCCCCGCCACGGTGGTTTTCTGGCAGGATGGCAGCAAGACCGTTGTCAAGCCCGGCCCTGACGTAACCCCGAATGAATACGACGCATTCACGGCGGCACTGGCAATCCGAATCTTCGGCAACAATTCCCGCCTGAAGAAGCTGATTCGGGTAAAGACCGTGGTTGTCAAGCCCAAGGCCCGGAAGGGGGTTCAGACCATCGTTGAGGATGAAGTGGTCAAGCCTGTGGGCGAATATCGCTTGAACCCTGATGCGCTGGAAGAACCTTTGGAGGATGAAGCGGATGAATGAACCAAAGTTCACCAAAGGTGATCTGATGCAAAGGCAATCATTGCCGTTAGGGTTCTGACCTATTTGAACATCAAGCATTGATCTTATTTGAATGGAGGTTTGAACATGAATTGGTTGGGTTACATCATTTCCATGAGGGCATGGAAGAAACATCTGGGCAAGCAGACCCGGAAGCGCAAGGCCGCGAACAAGGCGGCAAGGCAGACCCGAAGGGCGCAGCGGAGGGCCTGACCATGAACCGCGCTGTTGTAATCAAGACGGTGGGCGACCCCGAAATAGCTGGGGCCATTGTTGACGGGATAACCCCAAAGGTTATCCCGTTGAACACGGATGAACTGAAGGCGGTTCGCGCTGAATACGCCCGCCTTCAGGCCCGCAACGCAATACGTTCATATGGGGATTCCCTGCGGTGGCAGGACGTGAAACAGGCGTTGGCTGTGAAATACGCCATTCCCCATCACGGGCGGCTATATAACGCCATTCTGATTGCGTGGGCGGGTCTGTGGCTGTTCATTTATGGTTGGTTCGATTACTTTTCCGAGTGGAACCGGGAAGCATGACATAGGAGGATAGCACCATGAAGAAGTATGAATTTACAGGTGAAACGAAGCTGTTCTTCGGCGTCACTCTGAAGCGCATTCGCGCCCTGATCGAAATTGATCTTGGATGGAAGATCGTCAAGCCCGGTGATCTGGGCGGCTGGCTGGAAAAGGAAGAAAACCTGTCCCATGAAGAAAAGGCATGGGTTTGCGGTGACGCAAGGGTTTTCGGCAACGCAGAGGTTTTCGGCAACGCAGAGGTTTTCGGCAACGCAGAGGTTTGCGGTGACGCATGGGTTTTCGG